TTTAGATGCAGACCAGTTCTTACGTTCTGCTGGTGTCATGCTTGCCCATTTAGCTTTATTGGCAGCAGACTTCTCGGCACGAGTCATGCCTTTAGTTGCAGCTTTTTTGTCAGCAACAAGTTTCTTCTCTAATTCTCCACCTTTAGTTACAGGTGTATCAATTACAGTTTTTGAACCTTTAGGTGCATACTTCTTAGTATTGTCAGCAACTTCTTTAAGAGAAGCTTTTTTGACAGCAGGTTTCTTGGTAAACTTCTTAGAAGATTCAACTTTTTTCTTTGGACCGTCTTCTGCTTCAATTTGTTCACGATACTTACGCATCGCTTCTTTACGTTCACGAGCTATACGCTCACGTGCTGTTTCGTCAGGTTTTACACTTACACGTTGACCACGGTCATCGGTAATGTAATTACCACGAGCCTCTTTAGAAACTTCTTTAAGAGCCTTGACATCATCTGCTGAATACTTCAGAGTTGGGTCACGGCGGACTGCTTGCTTCTTGCCAGAGAATGCTTTCTTAGCATCCTTCTTGGCTGCTGCTCGTGCTTGGCGAAACTTCTTAGGTGTTTTCTTCGCCATGTTTATCCTTACTTAAGCTTGTTCTTGTTGCCCTTGATGCCCTTAAGAGCAGCAGGCTTTGCATTTTGTCCAAGACCTACGCCTCTGCCACCGTTCTTCTTACCTTCGTGACCTGGGTGTACTGGTGCTTTGGCTGCTTTTCCTTGCTTTCCAAATGCCATTTTTTTCTCCTTATGCTGGGATTTGTCGAGTTACTCGACCTGCTAGTACTGGATTACCTGCGCCAGTTAGACCTGCAAGAAGTTCTTGCATTGGTGGTCTACCCTGTGGTGCTTGTGGCATTTCGCCACCCATACCCATAGGTTGTTCTGGCTGACCCATCTCTGGGGCAGCAGGTGTTTCTGGTGCTGGTTCTGGCTTGAACGCTTTGGCTACCGCATCTTCTAGCGGTGTTCCTTTCTTGCGCTCGTCGATAACGGTTGCCATTTTTTCAACAAGTTGCATTGGGTCTTGACCTTGCGTAACCATCATAGGAATCGCTTGGGCAAGTTGCGAGATAGAAGCCTTTAGGCTGTCACGCATCTCCTCAATGTCAATTGCTCGCTCTTCTTCTCCAGCATTGAGCGAAATCGGTAAGTTACGACGAAGCATCCCGCGTGAGATTAACTTGTCGCCTCTTGCTTGCAGACCCCAGACCAATGCTCGGTTAGGGTCCAAACCTGCCATCAAACCGTATTCAACTGTTACTCCGTAATTGCCGTTGATATCGTTTGATGGTTTGTACTTTAATTTGTATGGGACTCCATTGGCAGTTGCAGATACTTCGCGAGTAACTTCAGCAAAGTATGTTTCATCGGTTGCGAAAGCAATCGATATAGCTTCTCCAATAGCTTCACCAAGGATTGATTGAATAACTTTAATTTGTGAATCGAATCCAGCCATAAGTGCCTTGACACCTTGACCAGTTACGATAGAACCTTCTGCTTGACCCGCACGTGCTTGTGGGAATCTGGTTCCTAACTTCATTTCATCTGCTAGAACATTGTTCTCGGCAAATGCAAACTGTGGTACGTCTAGGTTTACACGACGTATTTTCTCAGGACTGTTCGAACGAATGACCGAATCAGGACCAACGGATAGCTGAGTAACATCAGTGGGAAGAGCAAGAGGAGCTTCAACAGACTTTTGGACAGCCTCCATAGTGAGCAAAGCAAGACGCGCTTTTGCTGCGTACACTGGCAGAACATCGTCGAATGAGCCTCTGACTTCACCGTCAAGCGAAGGGCGCTGAGCAATCGCAATTGGGACTCGACCAATCTTGTTTGGTGTTTCGGCAAGTACGACACCTCCGCGCTCTGGAATGAACATGACAGTGCGCTTCTTATCTGTCCAGCGAACTACCTCAAGTAATTCATTTTCATTAGCACGATTACCGAACGCACTGCTAAGCAGAATCTTGTCTGCGACTTCGGGGAACTTGGCTGCTAAATCGCCAGCCTTACGATAATACGAACGGCAGTAGACAGATACTTCCCCGAATCTATCCATGTCATAATACGCACCCATGGAGTTCTCAACATGGATATGCGGTCTTTTCTCTTTGAAGTTTGGTTCAACACGGAATGCACAGAAACCGTATGTTCCAAGCTGGTCTGCGCCACGCAGTAGCTCTGTACCAAGACGCGAAGCTGCGACGTAGTAATTCGCAATCTTCGTTCTTTTATCCGCCTTGGTTCGCTGGTTATCATCTAATGATGAATCACCAGCTGCTGTTATGGTAGGTAGTACACCTGCCTGCTCAGCAACATCGCGAGCAACCACATCAATCAGGTTGGCGATAATAGGTTTAGACCACGTTCCCTCTGGGAACAAACCACGAAATACCTGGTCGGCGTTACCTGCACGTACCATGGCAACATCGCGCATACGCTTGTCGCGCTCTGCATTACGAGCTTTAATCTGCTCATATGCTTGTACAAGTTCTCTCATTATCACAATCTCGCTATTCGCTGGGCTGCAGCTAAATCATCTAGGTTAACTATGTACCTGTCTTCAATCGCTTTACGTGGGGTAAATTGATTATTCATAAAGTTTGGTACATTGGATGCTGTCAGTAAAACATCGCGGGCTACAATCTCACAGAACCAGAGCGCCATCACAGCGTCCATCTTGAGCTTCTTGCCCTGAACTCCTGGTTGCCAAACAACCAATTGCTCTATAAGCTTTTTAACATGTTCATTGCGTGAAGAGTCTGGTAACTCAATCATGTTGTCACCAGCATGCTTCAGGTTATTATTATTGCCGTCACGCTTAGTGACGGTTCCGAACAATGGAGCCAGAGAAGCTACACCAAACTCTGGGTCCTGTTTGTTATTACCTGTGTAGTGTGGGCGGTAGTTAATACCGCGAGTGGATAGGAAGTTTCTAATCTCCTCATCCTGGGTCAAGAAAAGCTGGAAAGCATTTGACTCGACGATAACTGTATGCGGTTTATACGCATCGGTCCATTCTCTTATCAGAGTGCGAATCGCTGCAGGTGTGGGGCTGCTCATGACGTGAACGTCCATGACATAGCGCTTGTGTGTTCTGCGGTCGACTGCGTAAGCAACTGCTGCGGTGTCACCAGACATCGCGGGGTCTATACCAATAATGCGATAGAAGTTCTGAGCATTATCGGGATGACCAGCAGCGCCTGCAACCAACGCACCCGACTTTCTCATTCCGTTTACTGCGCCTCTGACGCACATCGGGTCGAAGATTGCATTCTCTGCAATATCGAGGTTTTGGTAGACCAAAGACCATTTGGATGGACCAGCCTCGTTGCGGACCGCTGTTAGACGCGGTCCTGTCCATCGGTCAAAGTTGCCATTCTCATCTGGGGTATCATCCTCAGTAAGTGGCTGCTCTGATTTCGCCCAAAGGGTTTTCCAATCCTTCGGGTCGTCTGCGTACTCAAGTACGGCAGGCATGGACAAATATGACCACGGAATTATTCCATCCGTGTAATGCTGTGGGTTGCGTAATTCTTTGTATAGGTCTACCGCTGATACACGAGTACCAACGACAAGAAGTTGCCCGCCACCTGGTGGAAGGCGCGAGGCAACCTCTTGGCGAATCCATTCTTGCTGCTTAGCCCACTCTCCCGCGTTAGAGAGAGTGACCACGTCGTCAAGTACGATTAGGTCTGCACGAGCTCCGTAGACTTGACCGCCCATACCGATAGCTTCAATGGTTGGGTCTTTGGCATCTGATTCGCGGACATCCGCTCCCAGATAAACTTTGTTTGCCGACCACATGTCGGCGGTAGCTTTGTAACCATCGGTAGGACCAAAGGCAGCTTGTAGGTCTGCATACCGAGGATGAGTCAGGCGTTGCTTGATAGCGTAAAGAAACTTCTTAGCCTGCTCTTGGGTCTTAGAAATAACGATGACATTGATGTTGGGATTCTTGACTACGCGGTAGGTCACGTAGTTTATGGTGATGGTCATGGTCTTGGCATGGTTCGGTGGAACATTTACCAAGAGGCGGGCTAGTCCCGCCGACCCTTTCTCGTAAGTCATAGCTGGATGTATCCAGCGAGGTTCCTTACCTTCCAACATATCGACCACATTAAGCATGTGGTCCCATACCTTGGCTCCCAGGTATTTCTCAGAAAAGCTCGCGAAGTCGTTTAGACCAGAGCGAGCTTCATCAGCCAGGTCAGCAGTTCTAAACCGAGCATTATCTATATAGGCAGCGAAGCCCTCGGCTTCGCGCCTCTGGGTATCATACCAAGAACGACTACGACCAATGACTTTTAGTCCGTCTGCAATCGTGCGCCCTTGGCGCACCAGGTCGATTAGTTCTTTCCTGGCTTCTTCTGGTGTTAAGTTTCGGTCCAAGTCTTCTCCAGTACCTGTAGGGGTCTACAGGGGGATAGACAAAGGTATCCCCACCAAAGCATATAAGTTATCTCGGCAGGCATTTAGCCTGCCGTTTACGGCTCAGTGGAACTTCGCCGTTACACTTATATAGGGGGCTAGAGCTTCGGCGTGTTTCAAGGGGGTAACCCCAACTTTTTTTTATTTATAGCAAAAGTCCTGGTCAGAGCCTACATCTGGTGAAAATATTTTGGTTGATAGTGGGGGGTGGGAGGGGGGTGTGACTAAAAAACCCTGGGGTTGGTCAGGGCGCGAACAAAAAAAAGCCCCACGAAGGGGCTTGACATCCACAGAAAAATGTGGTATGGGGACACGAAAAACCCCCGCGCCCTTGTGTGGACGCGGAGGCTCCGCTGACTATCTATAGGGGCGTGTGATATCTCTCTATCGCACGCGCTTTGTGATGATGCGACCGCTATTGACCACAATCGCGAGAACTGTCTGTCCGTATTCCTCGACTACGTCGAGAACGATACCGATTGAACCATTCTTCAACTTGACTAGGTCGCCATGCCCTGCCATGCGCGAAGGT